GATGTACTTCGATGGGAGCGGGGATTGGCTTGCTGGACCACCGACGCCGCAGACCGATTTGGGGTCTGGCAACTTCACGATTGAATGCTGGCTATACCGAACTGCCTCTGGAGCTGGATCGGATTCCGGGATCGTATCCCGTGGTGCGCCGGGGAGCCTTAATGGATTCGTGTTTGCGTACACATCTTCAAATGTGTTGACGTTTAACTTCAACTATTCCGGCGCAATCGTAACGGGATCAACCGCAATACCCATCAATACTTGGACCCATGTTGCTGTCACTAGAAGCGGAACGACGTTCCGGTTATTTGTTAATGGGACAGTTGACGCGACAAACACAAGTTCAAATTCACAGACCTTGAACGCTGGCGACATCTTTTACGTCGGGCGCTCTGGGTATGACTCCAGCCGAATTGTTACCGGCTACATAGACGATCTTCGCATCACCAAAGGCTACGCCCGATATACAGCCAACTTCACTGTGCCGACTGAGGCATTCCCGAATTACTGGGAGCTTTTTGCGCCCGGTGCGCCGACTGGCGTTTCTGCGACAGGTGGTAATGCACAAGCCACGGTGTCCTTCACGGCCCCGACAAACAATGGCGGCGCAGCTATCACTGGATATCGCGCTACGTCCAGCCCCGGTAACTTTACTGCCACGGGGGCGTCTTCGCCGCTAACGGTCACGGGCCTGACCAACGGCACCAGCTACACGTTCACTGTCGAAGCGCAAAACTCCGTGGGCTACGGCACGCCGAGCGCGGCCAGCAATAGCGTTACGCCGGTCGCGTATTCCGGCCCGACATCCGTTGAATACCTTGTTGTTGCTGGTGGCGGTGGCGGCGCTGCTGACGACGGCGGCGGTGGCGGTGCCGGAGGATTTTTAACAGCGTCAGGATTTGCCGTCTCTCCCGGATCTGCAATTACTGTAACGGTTGGCGGAGGTGGAACAGGAGCGTCTGCGCCGGGGGATACGGACGGTGCGACAAGTGGGAGTAACTCCACTTTTGGCTCTGTGACGGCAACAGGTGGTGGCGCTGGGCATCGCGGCGGTGCAGCCCCCGCAAAGTCTAATGGCGGCTCCGGTGGCGGTGGAGGCTATAGCGAGGGTATTGGCGGCACCGGCGTAGCCGGACCTCCTCGACAAGGATATAACGGCGGCAATGCAAGTTACACCGAAGCCGGTGGCGGTGGTGGCGCGGGAGCGGCGGGACAAAACGGAAACGATCCTAGCTATTCCGGCGCTGGTGGCGTTGGCGTTCAATCATCCATAACTGGCACAGCAACCTACTACGCAGGTGGTGGCGGTGGCGGTGGTCGCTCAGGCGGCGGCGGCGCTGGGGGTTTGGGCGGTGGTGGAAAGGGTCAGAGATCGGGGCAAACCGGTACTGCGGGTACTGCTAATACAGGCGGTGGTGGCGGGGGCTGCGGTGATGTTGGATCGCCTAAAAACGGATTCAATGGTGGCTCGGGCATCGTCATTATTCGTTACCCCGACACCTATGCAGACGCGGCGTCAACAACAGGCTCGCCAACTTTTACTAATACAGGCGGCTACAAGATTTACAAGTGGACTTCCTCTGGAAGTATCACGTTCTGAGGCTGAAGCATGGCAACCTTTCCATCCACCACCAGCGCCTCAGATGTTTGGGACTTGACGGACGTTTATCGCGCCGAGGCGGGTGACAACTGGCCTAGCGTTGTCACCGTAACCCCAACGGTTGAATACCTTGTTGTTGCTGGCGGCGGGAGCGCAGGAAAATATGTTGGCGCAGGCGGCGGTGCTGGAGGTGTGCGTTATGGAAGCACAGCGGTTGCTGTAGCTACTTCATACACAATTACCGTCGGCGCGGGAGGCGCATCTAAATCAACCAGCGGGTCGGGCAACGACGGTTCCGCGTCCTCTGCTTTTGGGTTTAATGCAACAGGCGGCGGTGGAGGAGGAAACCTTACTGTTGCCGGTCGAAGCGGGGGTTCTGGCGGCGGGGGCGGGACAAATACTGGCGGCACGTTGACAAATCCCGGCTCTGGAAATGCTGGTGGATATAACCCTGTTGAGGGCTACGCTGGTGGGGCGGCTCAAGGAACTGCTGGTGACGGGGCAACAGGTGGCGGCGGCGGTGGAGGTCAGGTCGGACAGGCGGCTTTAGCCAACGGTAACGGCGGCAATGGCGGCAATGGTATTGAGTGGCCCACAAGTTCCGGAACATATTACGGTGGCGGTGGCGGTGGAGGAACAGCTTTAGGTGCCTCCGGAGGGTCTGGTGGTCTTGGCGGCGGCGGAAATGGCGTTGCTGGAGACCCATCTACTGGTGGACCGGGAGGTAGTGCTAGTGGTTACCCCGGTACAGCGAACACAGGCGGCGGTGGTGGCGGGGCTAGAAATTCGGGGGCTAACGGCGCTGCTGGTGGTTCGGGCGTAGTAATCATTCGCTATCCAGACAATTATGACGATGCTGCCTCAACAACCGGCTCACCAACTTTTACCAATACTGGTGGTTACAAAACCTACAAATGGACCGGCTCCGGTTCAATCACCTTCTAAATCATGGCTCAATTTCCAACACAAACGAATGCCAACGGTCTGTGGACTATAAAGAAGGTTAAGCGCAACCTTCAGGGTGGGAATTTTCCGACGTTCCCCGATGCGCCTACTATTGGCACAGCTACGGGGGGTAATGCACAAGCTTCGGTGACTTTCACCGCGCCAACAGAAACCGGCGGCTCTGCAATCACGAGCTACACGGTGACATCTTCTCCCGGCGGGATTACAGCTTCTGGTGCATCTTCCCCCATCGTTGTTACCGGATTGACCAACGGAACTGCGTACACGTTTACCGTTCAAGCTGTCAACTTCAAAGCTGGCCCTGCAAGCGCGGCAAGCAACAGCGTGACGCCATCAGCCGTCAATAAAACATCCACAGTCGAATATTTGGTTGTCGCTGGTGGCGGTGCTGGTGGTGGCCGGGCTGGAGGGGGCGGCGGTGCTGGCGGGTATCTTACTGCTTCAGGTTTTGCAGTTTCGGCTGGGTCAGCAATTACGGTTACTGTTGGTGGTGGTGGATCGTCTGCACAACCACCTACTAGCGGGTCAAATTCAGTATTTAGTTCAATTACATCTACTGGTGGCGGCGCGGGTGGTTCAGCAAAAGCTTCTCCACGCACCCCCGGCCTAAGTGGCGGCTCAGGCGGCGGTGCAAACTACGATCAACAAACATCAAGTGGCAATGGAACTAGTGGACAGGGTAATCAAGGCGGTAACGCAATAAACGGTTCTCCAAACTACGGTGGCGGCGGCGGTGGAGGTAAGACTGGAGCCGGTGGAAATGGAACAACCACAAACGGCGGCAATGGCGGGAATGGTTTAGCTTCTTCTATTTCTGGTGCTTCTGTAACTTACGCTGGTGGTGGCGGCGGTAGTACCTACGGCGGAGGCACTCCCGGTTCTGGAGGAAATGGCGGTGGTGGCGCAGGACAAAGCACAACAGGGATAGCAGGGACAACAAACACAGGCGGCGGCGGTGGAGGCGGCGGTGGTGCTACGGACTATGACGGTGGTAACGGTGGTTCCGGTATTGTGATTATTCGATACCCAGACACTTATGATGATGCCGTATCCACCACCGGATCACCAACATTTACCAATACTGGTGGATATAAAATTTACAAGTGGACCAACTCCGGTTCAATCACGTTCTGAGGTAATACATGGCTCACTTTGCACAACTCAATGACGATAACCGGGTCACGCAGGTGATCGTGGTGCACAACAACGACTGCAAGGACGCTGACGGTAATGAGTCAGAAGCCGTTGGTATAGCGTTTTGCAAATCTTTGTTTGGCGATTCAACTCGCTGGAAGCAGACCAGCTACAACGCCACGACGCGCAAGAATTACGCTGGAATCGACTACTTGTACGATCCGGTGCGGGATGCATACATTCCGCCAAAACCCTATGCAAGCTGGCTGCTGAACGAAACCACCTGCCGTTGGGAGCCTCCCGTGCCACATCCGAATGATGGGGAAAACTACCGGTGGGATGAAGATACGGTAAGTTGGGTATTGGTTGAAGATGTATTAATTGACGAGTCGGCAACGGCAGTATCCGTTGACGTGCCAAGTGCTAGTGCAGCGTAAGGATGAATCGTGGAGCGCGATGTGGAAACTCGACTGTCTGTGCATGAAGCGGTTTGTGCCGAGCGTTATGCCGGGATCAACGCTAGACTGAAAAGGCTAGAAACCATTTTGATTGGTAGTGCCGGGGCAATCATTCTCCTGCTGGTTGGTCTGGTCGCAAAGGTCTGAGGTGGATGTCACCAAAACGATTGGCGCGGTCAGCGCGACGATTGCCATGCTGGGTGGCGGGTACGGGCTTGCCGACAAGGTTGGCTGGCTCAAAAAAGACATCCTCATGTGGGCACCGGAGCATTTCAAAATCTCCAACGCAACTGCGGCAGGGGAATTTAAGGTGGTGGTTGCTCGTCAAAAGCTGCGTGATGATTGCGAGGTGATGGGGTTTAAGTTAGAGGTGCGCGATTCGGATTTTGTGGTGCATCCTGCCAAACCGAGTATTGCTGCCTTCAGCGGTCCTGCATCACCAACGGTCGATAAATTCGGCTACAAGTTCCGGATCGACGAGGATCACCAGCATAAGGTTGCACCTGGACCAGCGACTTTGCTGGCGCATATCAAGTACAAATGTCCGGAGGGTGAGGTCATGGTCAACTACCCAAATCACGCAAACCTGACGTTCAATATCGAGGAGTGACCATGCTAGAACTACTTGGCGGGGGTATTTTTGGATCGCTGCTCGGCGGTATCTTCCGTATCGTTCCCGAAGTCCTGAAGTTCATGGACAAGAAGAACGAACGCCAGCACGAGCTATCCATGTTCGATAAGCAGTGCGATCTTGAGAAAGTGCGTGGTCAAATCCGCATGCAAGAGATCGGCGCTCAACGAGATATGGCGGTCGATGTTGGGGTGATGTCGGCGTTCAAGTCTGCGATTGACCAACAGACCCAAATGGCAAAAGCGGCTGGCGGTTGGGCGGCTTCCCTGAGCGCGTCGGTTCGGCCAATCATGACGTACTACCTACTGCTTCTATATGGTGCTGCCAAAACCGCTGCGCTCATTATTGCGTGGCAATCCGGTCAGCCGATGCTGGAAGTCATTAAAGAAGCATGGGCCGTGGATGATATGGCGCTGCTTTCCGGCGTCATCAACTTCTGGATTCTCGACCGCACTCTGGCCCGTCGCGGGTTGGCATGATGCTGCAAATAGCCGCCGAGCTATGCAAGCAGTTCGAGGGGTTCCGTGCGAAGCCGTATTTGTGCCCAGCCGGAATCCCGACGATTGGTTATGGCTCAACGTATTACGCGGACGGCAGAAAGGTGACGCTGCAAGACGAGCCGATTGAGGAGCCGCAAGCTGAAGCCCTGCTGATGCATGAGTTGGAAACGACGTACTTGCCGGGGGTTTTGAGAAACTGTCCGGGGCTTGCGGCAGATGAAAGAAAGCTTAACGCCATAGTTGATTTTGCGTACAATTTGGGAGTAGGGCGGCTGCAAACCAGCACCTTAAAGCGCAAGATAAACGCCCAAGATTGGGAAGGCGCTCAGGAGCAGTTGATGCTCTGGGTTCGCGGCGGCGGGAAAGTCCTACCGGGTTTGGTGCGTAGGCGAGCGGCTGAATCTGCATTGTTGAGGTGAGCATGAAAGGCGGACCTGTTTGGAATAAGAAGCGTCCAAAGTCCCTGGGAAAGCCCAAGGCGCTGACTCCAGCCAAAAAGGCGGCAGCGAAGGCGATGGCGAAGGCGGCCGGCCGCCCATACCCTAATCTTGTGGACAACATGCGTGCTGCACGTAAGAAGGGCTGATCATGGCGCTCCTCCGACTCTTTTTGAAACCTGGTATCGACAAGCAAAACACCGAGTACGGAGCGGAAGGCGGTTGGGTTGATGGGGATTACATCCGCTTTCGTTACGGGCTCCCCGAAAAGCTTGGCGGTTGGACCAATTTCAATGACCGGGAAGCTTATTTTGTAGGCTATACAAGTGAGGTTTTTGCTTGGACTGCGCTCGACGGCTCTCCCCGTGCTGTCATTGGGACTAACCGCAAGTTGTACGTTTTCTATGGCGGGACATGGGCGGATATAACGCCGATTCGTGCAACGGAAACGGGAGTAACGTTTGACACTACAAATGGGCTTACGGCTGTTGTAGTCAACGACACCGCGCATGGGGCATTTGAAGGCGACTTTGTAACATTTTCAAGCACCTCAGGAAATCCTGGGGGAATCCCCAATGCGGATCTGGACAATCAATTTGAGATTGTGGAGGTCCTGGATGCCAACAGTTACCGCATTACCTCCCCTTCTGCTGCAACAAGCACTGTATCTGCCGCAGGATCGGCGAACGCGTCCTATGAGATAAGCGTCGGATCGGACCAGGGCTACGTTGATTACGGTTGGGGGACCGGGACATGGGGAGCGTATACATGGGGGACCCCCAGGCCGCCTTCAGCGGGTATCCAACTCAACCCAAGGGTATGGCAGTTTGATACTTACGGAGAAGATTTAATTGCACAATTGGTAGACGGAAGCGTCTATCAATGGAGCCCTAGTTCTCCTTCTATAGACCGGGCGACCGTCATCTCAGGTGCCCCAACAAAGAGTAAGTATGCTTTGGTGTCTACTCCGGACAGGCACTTAGTTTGTTTTGGGACAGAGACTATTTTAGGTACTCCTTCCTCGCAAGACCCGATGTATGTTCGGTTTTCTAACCAGGAAGACATTACTAACTTTGTTCCCACGGCAACTAACACGGCCGGTGGACAACGGCTCACGGACGGCAATACGATCATTACGGCGTTCCGTTCCAGAGGTCAAATTCTGATCCTGACGGACACGTCGCTACATGGCCAGCAGTATTTAGGCCCCCCGTATACTTTTGGATTCCAGCAGCTTGGTGCAAACTGTGGCTGTATTGGGCCCCATGCGGCGGCGGACGTGAATGGTGTCGCGTTCTGGATGAGCCGTGATGCGTTCTTCTTGTTTGATGGCACAGTCAAGAAGATCCCCTGCACGGTCCAGGATTACGTATTCAAGGATTTGAACCAGATTCAAGGGTTCAAAGTCAACGTTGGAATTAACACACAGTTCAATGAAGTGACCTGGTGGTACTGCTCCGCTTCCAGTCAGTATATTGACCGTTTTGTTAGTTATAACTACCTAGAAAATGCCTGGTCGATTGGCACAATGCCTAGGACCTCGTGGGCGGATGTGGGGGTGTTCTCAAAGCCAGTAGCGGCGGCCTATCTATCCTCCTCAACCGAAAGTCCTACTTATGGTCCTACGATATACGGGTTGACGGCTGGAAGAACAAGGCTGTATTCCCAGGAAGATGGTGTCAATGCTGTTGATTCGCCTATTGTTGCGCGTATTTCCTCGGGGTATTTCGACATTGGGGACGGAGACCAAATGCTGTTTATGAAGCGGTTTATCCCCGATTTCAAGAACCAATCTGGGGATCTAACCGTTCGACTGCTATTGCGGCCGTTCCCGCAGGCGTCTGCTCAACCTAGTTCATTGGACCCGTATGTCATCACGCCTACAACGCAAAAAGTAGACACGCGGGCTCGTGGTCGTCAAATCCAAGTCCAGATTGAGAGCGATGATGTAGACACCAACTGGCGTTTTGGCACGATGCGTGTTGACATTCAGCCTGATGGCTTGAGATGAGCAAGATCAACAACGTTCGTCTACCGAACGCCTCTCCCTCCTATGATCCGTCGCAGATCAACCAGTTGGTGCGGTCGCTCGAACAGGTCATCTTCCAGCTCAATAACACGTATACGTCCACGGTTGACCAGGATGTAGCCGGGTCCTCCACCTGGTTTTCTAACGCGGCAGGAACTGGGGGCTTTGCAGGCGGCATTCGCGGGTTCCAGAACAGCAACGGTATCATTTTGCCTAATGCAATGCTGATTTCGGGGGATGATCAGATAAATGCCAGCGTTACAGGCGAGAACTTGCTTACGGTTTATCCCGCGTTTGCCAACGGCATCAGCGTGCAGAGTGGCTCGCGGATCACGGTGCCTTGTGGCGGCCAGTATCTTGTGACATTTACTTTGCAAGTCACCAACCGTGGCAACACGCCGGCAGAATTTGAGGTCTGGGCTAAGGACACCGGGGTGAACTATCCCTTGTCCAACACTCGCTTTGACATCCCGGTGCGCAAAAGCTCAACAATTTGGGCGCATGTAGTACCGGCCATCACGGGCATCTTCACGGTCAATGACCCCACGAACCAGTATTTAGAAATTGCCTGGTGGTCCGATAGTCTGGACGTCTACTTAGAGCACTATGATGCAGGAACGTCGCCCACTCGCCCTGAGATTCCGTCGGTGATTATGACCATCAACTTCATCTCGGCGATTTGACCATGGCCAACAAGTACTTCCGCAAATACCTTACCCCATCTGCGGCGACTGAGACCACGCTCTATACGGTGGCAGAGGCCAACTTGGCCGTCTTGTCGTCCCTGAGGGTGACTAACCGCAACGCGTCAACCACGGCGATGACTGTGGTGGTCTATCCGGGCGGCGGTGCTACGGGGTATCACTTACTGAAGACTTATTCGCTGCCCACGAACCAAACGATGGACGTCTTCAGTGG